GCTTGCTTGTCAACGGCTATAGGCGCGATATCCGACGAACCGCGACGCGACGTGCGGCGGGCACGTATGTTCAGGGGGCCTAGCGAGCTAGCCGGATCGGGGGCGGTTAACACCCACTCTCCGCTGCCTGTACCAAGAAGTAACCCGCGCTCGTCTGTCTCCACCCACCGGACGCGCGCTAACTGACGCGACCTTAACTGCACGGCAAACGCGCTTTCTGCTAGCACTTCCCCTAGTATGTCTGTTGGCGCTAGGTTAGTGTACGCGCCGACCACGCTGCCCACAACTAAGTCTGGGGCGTCTTCCGCCCCTGCCATTATAAGTCTGTCGTCGTAGAATACCCCTGTAGTGGGCCAGCCTGTCGTGTCGGACCATTGCCCTAACCGCCAAGACGTCAACGCCTCGGTGTTAGGGAGCGGAGACGATAGCAGCGACACAGTGACTTCGGTGGCAGAAACCCTCGCAGCTATGCGCGCCGCCCTCCACGCCGTGTCGCGGCCTTTGACCCGTATAAGCCTGCCTACGTCCGTAGATAAGAAACCGTCCCCGCCGTTTATGCCTGCAACGCTGCTAGCCGTCATAGATATAGTCGTGCTGCTGGCCGACGTCATGGTTAAGGCCGCAATGCGCGGTGTGACACCGCCGTTTCTCGTGCACTTTTTTATGTCAATGGCGTACTTCTCGTACACCGTGTCGTTGTTTATCTCAAAGTATACACTGCGGTTGCCGTCGTACAGTACGTAGTCTAACTGTACGTCCAACGTCACCCAGTCCGCACCGTCGTACCCCTCGAAGCTCCAGTCGCCCGGGGCATAGTCGCGGGCAGTAAAACTTGTGTCACTGTTGTCGGACGCTACGTGTATCGTGTATCCCGTGCATGCGAAGTCTGACGTCGGGTCGAACTCAAGCCTTCCCGTCTGGTTCGTATCGCTCTCCCAGTAGGTCGTTAGGTCCTCGTCGAACGCCTTGCTGGGCTCTTTGTCTAGCACAGGCGTTCCGCTCATGCTAGCCGTACCAGTGGTGTTAGTGGCGGCGTTCCCTGTAGCGCTCGGCTTTAACGTTACGCCATCCGAGTTAGGCTCCATGTACGGTCCGTCTGAAAACTCTATGTCGGCTAAGGTCCAATCGGTTGAGCCCTTGCGCGACAAAGTGCGGGGGACGTGCCCGTCGCAGAACACGTAAAGTACGTCCACAGACTGCAACACTCTTATATTCTGCACATCGTTCTCGCCGTACGCGGATGGTACGTGGTACACGCGCGCTGCCTTGGCGTCGGGCGTGGGCAACGCCCCGGGGTTAGTATACTCTATGTCTAGCGTGTACTGCGTGCCCGCTACAGCGGTTACGCCGCCTACGCGCCCGTTAGCATTAAGCGCGTCCGGGAACCCGGACAGTGCGACCTGGTCGCCTACGCTAGCGCCGAGCCCTGCGGCGTCTATGACGAAAGGGCTCTCCGTAACCACGGAGCTTATGCCCGCTGGCGTGTATGTCGTCAAGCCTTGTTCGTCTACAAAGCGTATGCGTCCGTCTGCGAACTCTACGCACTGCGCCTGCTCGTTGCTGAACACGAACGGCAGAAGCGCGCTCCTTTTGGCGCTATCATATGCGGGGGTTACGAATACGGTGCCACTTCGGCGCAGCAGCGGGCCTTGCTGTGCGGCCACGAAGTTTAGCAGAGTGCGCATAGACGCCGGGTATCTATCCCAGTCCGTACGCCCTTCCATAAGCGCGGATACTTCCCCCGCGTTACCAGAACGCACTATCGCCGTGGCTTTAGGCATACCCTACCCTCCGTATCTATCGCTGAGCCAGTCGAAGCCCGTGTCGTTATCCGCATCACTCGTCATGGCCTCGGACCCAGTCACGTACGCATTGTTTTGCCCCGCTCGGCGGAGGGCCTTCTCGTACTGACGTTCCGCAAACTCTTTTTTGCTGTTAGACTGCGTTACGTACTCCGCACTCTCCAACGCCACTTTGCACTTCATCACCTCCACGAACAGGGGGTCGAAGTCGTTCTCGCTCGTCTGGACGACGAACAGCGCGGTTAGCGCAGGGCTTCCGCTATACAGGAAGCGCCCTCGCTGCTCCCACTCTGTGCCTTTTTCCCGCACAGGGCGTAGCGCGTTATTCGGTATCAGAAACTTGTACGGCTTTTGCAGCGTCGTGTCTGCGTCGCCTGTTTGCGTTAACTTTACGTACTCAAGCGCAAATCGCCAGCGGCGTGCGGAGAGTTCTTCCTCAAGCCACTGTGCGTAGTTATCCGCCATAAAACGCTCAAGGTTCGTCTTAGGCGGAGATATGGTGGACACGCGGGAGGCCGCAATCTTAGACAGACCGCCATTTATTATCTTTACGTCTGTTGTCATTGAAATGCGCTCCCGCGCTTAGTCGTTACTCGTACAAGTACGCTACGTACCCTTCGATGACGGCAGCGTCAGGGATGGTCCCGTCGTTTACTTGCGCTGTTAGAGTTACTTCGTTGCGGCTGTAGACGTCGAACTTGATTGTTGTGTTCCAAGCCGCGCCCGCCACCGCACCAGACACGTCGATGTCCGCCGCGAAAGCGTCAAGGTCTTCGGATTCAAGGGTCCCGTCCGCCTTAGTCTCGTACGCGCGGTGCCCGAGGTCTAGGGTCCGTGCAGCGCCGAGGGCGGAGCATGAGACGCGGGACAGACCGGGAAGAACGCGAACGTTACCTGGGGGGAGTTTACACAGGTCCATAGTGGACGTGGCGTCGCCGACGCCCGATTGCGTAGCCTTGAAGTAGGCAAAGCGCAGCTTGCCGTGGTTATCGCGCGGGTCGCCGCGATAACCGTCAACGAGCTGCGCACTTGTTTGATTTGTAACCGCCATAATTAGGCTCCTTATAAAATTAAGATGCGTTAACCACCCGGCTTACGCAGCACGGGTAGTTTCGATCTTAAACACGTTGTCCTCTTCCAGACGCGTAGCGCCTGCCGTGAACGTAGCGTGCGCCTGCTTGATGTTGTTCTTGTCCGGGCGCGGGGAGATAGTGACTTCTAGCCCGTCCCAGTTGCCCATGTGCATACCGTCGGGTACCCACACAGGGTGCTCGCGGATAATGCCTGCGCCGCCGGAAGATTGCGGAATAGACTTACCGTTGGTGTTGTCCCCGCTATCTTCGTACGGTACGAACACGAAGCCCATGAACATGGACACTTCGCCGTCAACTAAAGGCTTAACGGCGTTGTAGTCTGACGACCCTACTTGAGTTTCGCCGAGCAGATCGTCCGCCTCGTCGGCCGTAACCGCGATGTAAGGCTTAACCGAGCGTAGGTCCACGTGGCGCTTTTTCATAAGCTTACGCAGGGAGCGTAGCTTGGCTACGGTTAGCCCCGCGCTGCCGTGTACGACGGTGTTGGCCGCCTTGAACGCCGTATCTGTTGTACCGTCTTTTCCTGTCTTGGCGATAGCAAAGAATGCGTTCATGGTAATCTGGTCCATTTTACGCGCCGCGGCTTCACGCATACGATCCACGTACGGAGACGTGGGATCATATATCATCTTAAGCGTGTCAAGGCGATCAATGAAAATAGCACAATCGTACTCTTTCCCCACAATCCAGCGCTGAGTGTGCTCAAGCTCTGTGACCTTAGTGTCCGCGTACGGCGTGCTGCGTTCATGGAACTCAACCGGGCCTAAGAAGTTAACAACCTGCGCCTTCTCGCCGGAATACCCGGAAGATGACACAAAAGAGAAAAGCAAGCCGCCCTGCTTGTCGAGCTTGGCCTGCACATTGGCCGTATACATCTTGACGTGATGTTCCGGTACGGTATAGGTAGCAAGTGTTTCAGTCATTTTGAACACCCCAAATAATGTTACAATACGCCATTTCAGTCCAGCAAACGCGAGGGGTGTTCGCCAAAGCGGCCCTCATAAACGGAAGAGGAGCCGAACTGATCGGCTCCTCCAACCCTACGCATATGTGCGCGTCGTGTCAAGTAGCTTAAAGCCGAGAGTACAGCTTAGCCATTCGGTCAATGGCCTCTTGGTGCCCTGCGGATAGCTTATCCTGATATACGCGCTGGAAGTCCGCATCAGCCATAAGCTTACTAATCTCACTTTGCGCTTGCTGAGGCGTCATCTGGTCTGGAGCGGGAGGCTGCCCTGTGCCTGTGCCCGACCCGACGAACCCGCCCTCTTGGCTTTTCATTCCTATAGCACCGAGCAGCTCAAGCACCCCGGCCGTCCCGATAGACGCTTCTACCTTCTGTATGGTGGCGTCCGACAATCCGGCACCGTTGACAACCCGTCGCCCTGCTTCTATCGTGGCGTCGAACTTGTCCCCGAGGGAGGCCTTGTACTCCGCGACCTCTTTATCGTTGGCAGTGCGCCACTCGTCCGCTAAGCGCTGGTTGGTGCCGTTGGCGAACTCGTTCCACTTATCCGCTGCGATCTGCGCACGTTTGCCGTCAAGCCCGAGTTCATGGAAAAGCTCCCGCCCAAACTTAAGCATGTTGTCGTCAACGTTAGCGCCTTCCGGGAACGTGAACTCGTAACCGTCCGGCGTTTCGGGGCGCCCCATCTTGGCGTAAAACGCGTTCACTTCGTCAGGCGTAGCGTTTTCGCCGGGGAGTGCAACGACGTTAGGGTTTCCATTCTGTAGCTTAAGGAGGTTGTGGTACGCCATGCTGACCTCCGCCGGGTCCTTATACCCTTTAGCCTCAATGGTCTTACGCACGTCTTCCTCGGGTATAGAGCCGTACCACGGCTGGTCTCCGATTTTCCACGGCCCGTCTTTAGCGTCCGCCCAAGGCGCGGCTACCGTCTGGGGTGTCTGCGGTTGCTCGGCGGGCGGTGCTTGCATCCCCGTTCCCGCCGGGTGTTCGGCTCCCCCCTGCGGTTGCGCGCTTTGAGCGGCAGGACTTGCGGGGGCTTGCTGGCCGGGTAGGTTATCGTTTGGCATGTTAGGTTTCCTATAGCTGTGTTGCTGCGCTTAAGTACATACGCATTAACGTATCATGGTCTAAGCGCGTGAAATCCATGATACGCATAAACGCCTCTCGGCGTCCTTCTAGCCGCGCGTGTTCCCGGCTATCCGTGTGATACGTCGAAGAGTAACCGCGGCAAAATGAGGCCAAGTCCATCATCAACACGTCTACGTCCCCGTCGATAGGCTTCCCCTCCGAGAACACGCGTCGGTACGCCTCCTCCACTCGGCGCAGCTTAGCGTCCTCCGCGGCGTCTGTCTTATCTTTAGCTCGGGCGGCCTCAGACTGAGCATTAGCTATGACCTCCGGGTCGAACTCGTCCGGCCCTTCGGCCCCTTCTATAAAATCATCGCGCATTACGCCTCTCTACTATTTTGTAAGTCGCTTATCGCTTTAGCCGCGCCCGCAGCAGCGGGGGCCGCGTTAATAGCTTGCTGTAACTGCTGCTGCTCCGCGCGTGCTGCACGTAGCGCTTGTTTTTGCTCGTCGGTGTTCATCCACCGGGCGGGGGCTGCTAGGTGGTCCGCTATCTCAGGCAACGCGGCGTCTAAGTTAAAATGATCTAAATGGCTCAGGTCGCCTGTAGCCTGCGCGGCATTCGTGGCGATTTCAAGCGAGCGCAGGAAGCCCGACGTTTCCTCCGCATACTGCCCCTTAGCGAGCGGGGATGTGTATATAATCTGGTACTCACCCTGCGCTTCGAGTAGCTCGGGTGGCATCTCCGGTAGGCGTCCCATCTCTCCCGCAATATCTATCTCCCTTTCGATCATAGGGCCCAGAAACTCGGTTTGCAGCCGCCCCATCGTAGGGGCTAGCAAAGACGCCTTCTCCGCCACGCGCTCCATAACCTCTGTGGCCGACATCTGCGGCGTTTCAGTTAGTATCTGGAAAAGGGTGACGAAGAAACTGTCTTCGATATCTCGGCGCTCGTCTGCTAGAATGTTTTCCGCCACTTGGAAGTTGCCTGTTTCAAGGGCGTGTACCAGCTTGCGCCCCGATGCGTCTACGGCTCCGTAGTTGACGCGTCCGGGGTTAAGGTCTATGCGCCCGTTAAGTACAGCGTCATCGTGTGCGAGCAACACTTGGTCCGTAGCGCGCTGACCTTGTTTAAGGTACGATTTCTTAACCGCGCTTGCAGACCCGAGCGCCGGGATTGCCTGCATGGCAGGGCTGAACCCGTAAGGGTCTCCTGCCTCGGTAAACGTGCGCGGCGTTAAGTACGGCATGGACGAGTACCCGTGCTCGTCGCCCACGTAATCTTTGTCTTCTACGCAAACGTACGCTCCCCCGACGGGGAACCGTCTGTCGTCAAACGCTTCTGGGTCGTACTCGTCTTCGCTTTTTATGTACACAACGTGCACAAACTCGAAGTACGTCATTTCTGACGGCCTCGGCTTCTTAGCCTCGTTCTGCACTTTAGACGGCAGGGCTGCGCCCGGGAACTTTTCCTTGAACTGCCGGACGTTAAGCCAGAACCGACGGAACACCATGCTAACGCTGCCGTCATCATCTACCAGTAAGAACACGTCTCTTAGAGGGCACGCTTTGTACAACAGCCCGCCGCGCGGGTCTAACGGAGACGTGCGCCTCTGCCCTAAGTAAAGAGGCCCGGTGCCATACGTCCCCATCGCTGCGTACACCTCGCCCGTACTCTGCTCGAACTTGGCCTTGGCCTCGTAACGCATTTTAAAAAGTACGTCTGTAACGCTGTCGAAGTACGCCTGTACGGAGTGAACGCGCATAAGATCGCGGTTGTCGGCGGACACAGTGTGCCAGCGCTGAGACATGGGGGTTGCCATGCGGGCAAGCACGGACTGATACTTAGGCAGTGACCGAACGCCAGTGGTGTCGTAAGCGACACGCCGAGCTGCTGCGGCCTTGCTGCCTTGAAACGCCGCAGGGCCCTCCGTTTGCCACGACGAGTATTGGCGCGGTAAACAGTACGCGGCAGCTAACCGCCAGTCGTTTTCGTGGTACGACCTTGCCGTCTTAGCTTCCTCGTACTTGGCTACGATAGCCTCAGCGTCAAACCGTGGCATGTTTATCTCCCTACGCCGCCGAGCATGGCTACAGCGGAACTCTGGCTGGCCTCAGATACGCCGCGCGAACCTGTAAGCATTGTACTTGCGCGCCCGCCTTGGCCTGTGAAATATCGACGGCGCTGCTTCTCCGCCAAGGTCGCTATCTCGGCGTCTGTGCGTTCCGGCGGTGGCGGTGGCGGCTCCGGTGCGGGCGGCGGTTCCGGGGTCTCGGGTACTTTACTGCTGAAAATTCCACCCATATCATATCTCCGACTGTAGCGGGTCTTCTTGTAGAACCGCTTGAGTGTTTAACCCTGCGCTGCCTCTTGACACACGCATGTCTCTGCGCGGCACGGTG